AGAGTGCGCGACCTGAAATAGAGACCAGACCAAAGATAACGCAGTCACTACTTTCTCCTTGATGTTCTTTAAGATCATAAAGATATTCCTTCCTTATTTTGCAATAGATCGGTGGTATATTCGCATTTAAATAAGCCATAGTTCCTCATATTATTTAATTTCGCCCCAATTAGGACCAGATTCATAATCAACTTTATTAGGAACTTTTAGTTCTACTGCTTGTTCCATTATTTGTTTTATTTTATCAGCTTGTTGTTCAGATTCAATAGAAAAATCTAATTCATCATGTATCTGTATGTGAGCTAAATGTCCTTCTTTGTATAAATCAACCATTGCTTTCTTAGTCATGTCTGCTGCACTACCTTGAATTAATTTATTTAAAGCTTTGTAAGTAAATGCTCTTCTATGTCCATTTTTATACCAATAATTTTTCTTAGGATTTCCATCTTTATCATTAATAACATTACCATTATCATCTAATAAATGTGGACCCATTTCTTTTAATTCCATCATAGTGTCATGATCTTCTGCAGGTACAAATGTGCCCCAATCTGATCCTCTAAGTATTGGTTCATATTTAGGAAATCTACAACGTCTTCCTAATATAGTTTTTATTTTACCTCTTTGTTGAGCAGCAGCCATAACTCCATTAGTTAATTGTTTAACGAATGGAACATTGTTATGATATTGAGAAAATAATTCATCAGCTTTTTCTTTAGTTACACTTAATTCATTCATTAATTTTGCTTTACCCATACCATAGAATAAACCAAGATTAATTGTCTTAGCTTCTTTTCTATCTATGTTAGCTAACTTAGCAACTAACTTATGAAAATCTGTATCAGGATTATTATGATATGCTTCTGCAATTGTTTCTGCTGATTCATAATCAAATCTTATTCCGTAGTGTGTAACTAATCTTGGTTCCTGTTGTGAGTAATCAAATGTACCCCACTTACAACCTTCTTCAGGTATAAATAAACTTCTTATTAATGGACCTGTATCTGGATCACGTGCTGGAATCTGTTGCAGATTAGGATTAGAATAACTAAATCTTCCTGTAACGGTTCCTCCATCATCAGATCTAATTTGATTGATGTCTGCATGAATTCTACCTTTGTGTTCATGGCTTAAAATAGTGTCTATAAAAGTTGTACTGACCTTGTTTATTTTTCTAGCTTCTGCTATCATACGTACTACAGGATGATTATGTGTAGAAATAAAATTTTTAGTAAATGAGGGAGAGTCCGTCTTTTCAGTTCGGCTATAAGGTAGCTTCAGTTTGTCAAAAACTTCTGCAATCGATCTTGCAGCCCATATTTGAGTATCTACTCCTGTTTCTATTTTTATCTGTTGTAATAAGTTTTCTTCTTTTACTGCCATTGCTGTTTTCAATTGATTGGCTTTCTCGATATCTACCCGAACACCTAGGTGGCGCATATCAACTAAACAAGGGAAAAGATCAGTCTCAAGATTAAATATATCTTGTAAGTCTTCTTCAATAATAATTTTTTTAAATCTATTCCAAAGTTCTAAAGTTAGAGCTGCATCTTCTTCTGCATATCCACCTACTTCACTTGCAGGTAACTTCCACATTTCTGCTTTTGGATCTAAACCTCTCTCTTTAGCTGCTTTAGTAAGTAAAGATTCATTTTTACCTTTATTTAAATAAACCCAAGATAAAGAATTTAATGAGTATTGAAATCTATTTTCATCTATAAGACTAGCTGCAATCATAGTATCTATAATTAAACCATTGATTTTTATACCAAGATTTCTAATCCAACATACATCGTACATTGCATTGTGAAATATTTTTGTAGCAGGTGATTCACAAACATCTTTAAACCATCTTAATACTTTATCTCTAGGCATATTAGGACCTTCACCATGTGCTATTGGAAAATAATTTTTATATCCATCTACAGCAACAGCTATACCTATAACTTCACCATTACCTATAATGGCCCCTGAACCCAGTTTCTTTAAATCAGGATCTCTAGTTTCTAAGTCAATTGCAATCTCATCTGCTTTTCTTAGATCAGGAAATTCTGTAGGTGCTACCCATTCTGTAGTCGGCATCAACATTATTTTTTACCTTTTGTATCTTTCAGTTTTTTAATTTCTAATTCACAATAATGAATTACTTTTTCTAAATCTTGTATGCCATTTTTATTCATGTAACGACATACATATTTTATAACGTTTCCCTGGAAAAAAGAAAGGTCATTCTTAGAAATAAATTCATATGGTTGAATGTGAAAGTCTTTGTAGTGACTCCCACCTATCTGCTTATCTTGTGGAAATGCATCTTTAAATATATCTTTATTTGTCATTATTATTTCCTTTCTTATATTTATTTGAAATCTCTTTTTTTATTTCTTCTCGACTACCAGAATATGTAAATATTTCTCCATGTTTTTTATAAACAATAAAGTAATTATCACCTTCTTTTTTTTCTATACTATCTATCTTTATCATTATTTTAGTACCTCCATTATGTTAATTATAAAAAATGTTAATGTAGCTGTTATTAATATATCGCTTGTTAGTATTCTCATGTTTATCCTTTATCTGTGGCAGTTGTTGTTTCGGCCGATTGTAAGATATAGGGATTCGAGAGACCAAAACAACTTGCTAACCAGGCACGATGCTGCCACCCACCGTTAGGAATTTTCTCTATCCCGTTCTGTTTATACTTAAAGTATAATTCTTTAAAACTTATATTCATTACTTCTTTTTCTACCTTTCAGTTTGTATAAATTATTTCTTGCTCGTGTAGTTGCAACATACCAAACTCTATGTTCCTCATCATTTTTATCATCACTCTTTTTAGCTACTTTCTTTGGTGTTCTTCCTAGATCTAAACACAAAATTATATTATCTTCTTCTCCACCTTTTGCTGCATGTATAGTTGAAACTTGTATTCTTGCTGGTTTATCTAAATCTTCTCCATTATTTATCATATTTTTTATGTATTCTCTTTCTGATAATTTTGTTTCTTCAAATGCATCAAACCATTCTACATCTTTATTCCATTTATCCTGAGGTGCACCGATAAATCCTACTATATCTTTTATTTCTTTTTCTTCTAATTCAATTCCTCTACACCATGAATTATAATTAACAGATGCATTGTATAATGTAACAGAAAAACTTTTACCTTTACTTGTTTGAAAATATAAATTTCTTTTTCTTAATTCTTTTAGCATATCTACTAATCTATGTATGGTTCTTGTGAGAATTAAATACTTACCTTCTGTTAAATCTATTTGATCTAAGTTATTTATCCTCATTGATTCTCCTTCAAAATCTCTTGGGTAATAAACCTTTTGTTTTCTTAAACCTCTAATTTTTTCTAAAGGTAATTCTGATTCTTCTTGAACTGCTTTTGATATTCTTTTTGAATACTTTAATACTTTTTCTTTTGCAGGTTCTTGTATAAATCTATTAACATCAGCTCCTGCCCATGCAAATATAGCTTGATCATCATCACCTGCTAAATACATATCTTCTGTATTTTCTTTTAATCTATCAAATAGTTTCCATTGTAATGGAGATAAATCTTGAGCTTCATCTATAAATATAGTTTTAAATTTTGGTAAATCAGGTTTATTGATTAATCTATCTATCATGTCATTAAAATCTAACTTACCTGTAACTCTTTTAAATTCTTTTAAATTTGCATCTAAGTTTTTTAATACCCAAAGTTTAATTTCTTTTTTATTGTGCTCATTTCTATTGTATTCTTCTTCAATTGTTATGCATCTATTCATAGCTCTACCAATCATTTTGAAATATGGACTTTCAATATTTAAATAAAATATTTCTTCCTTATTAAATTTGTCATAGTATTTAACTTTTATATTTAATTTCTTACCTATCTTTACATAATCTTCTGGTTGCATAACCATATTGTCACTTAATTGTAATTGATCATATGCAAATGAATGTAGAGTTCTAAAATAATTTAATTTCTCTGAGTCTACCGGCATTCTGTTTCTAGCTACTTCTGCAGCTTTTTTAGTAAATGCAAAATAACCAATATTATCTAATGGTGTTCCAATTCTAATATAAGCTTTTGCTCTACTAATTAATTTGTGTGTTTTACCTGTACCTGGAGGACCAAAGTATTTATATATCATTATACTATTTCTTCTCTTTCAAAATTTTCTACTTCAATTACATCTTCTTCTTTGTCATCAAATAAATATAATGGAATTTTTGCACAACCTGGAATACCTGTATATGGTTTATTTGTTTTTTTATCTTTTCCAGGAAATCTTTTTCTCACATCAAAATCTGGTTTAGGTAAATGCTCTGCTTCTTTTTCAAACATTTTTGTAATCATATAAGAAGTTCTTGATGCATCTTTTCTCCATTCATTATCTTTTAAATCATTAAAAAATTCATCAAAAACAAAGTATGCATAAGTTTCATCTTTTAATACATTACCACTTTTAAATGAATTATAACTTGTTGCATTTGTGCTATGAATATATTGTTTTAAATGTTTCTTTAATATCTCCATAGGCGTGGTCCCTGGAGCCGGTTGCACTGTATCTTGTGTCGCAACTAATGCTTTTATTATTTCATAGAATTCCATACCTTTAATAGGTGGAGGAATATCATCTGCTTGCGCCATGATTAATGATCTTAGTTCCTGTTGATCTTTAATTTTGTTTACATCTTTTGCATGTACAGTAACAGTTTCACCATCATCTCTTTCTACATCAAAGTAATACTCAGGATCAGGTTTAAAATCTACTTTAATTAAATTTGATAATCTAGGCCATGTAATTTTTTTGTCAGACATGATTCCAAAATCTCTTTTAACACATTCTGATTTAACACATACAGGTGCTAATAATGGATCATGACAACTATGACCTTTCTCTTGCTTCTCCCAATGTTTTATTTTCTTTTCAATATGATCATCAGTCCACACTTCATCAAATTCAAAATAATTTCTACCTGCTTTTAAAACCATTTTACCCCAGTTATCAGGATATTTTTTCTTAGCAAAGACCATGTAGTTATATAAAAATCTATCTCTACCATCAGTCATTTTTTCTTTTGATAATATTTCTAAACATGGTGGACCATCTTTAAATTCTTCTGCACCACCTGTTAATTCATTTTGAATAATTTTATTTGTTATTTGTTTTAATTGTTCAGAAGTCATTTTATTTAACTCAATACAATTTAAAAATAACTCTAATGACATTTCATTACCGGATGGATCTAACGCAACTCTTTCTGATTTATTGAAATAAGGTAGATTTATAAAATTACCATTAATAGGATCACCGTCTGTATTTTTTCCAAGTTTAGTTTGTTTGGGAAATACTTCTGTTACTATTGGTAATTTAAATAAAAATAATACTTGCTCTAAAAACTCTTTTATCTCTTTTGCTTTTACAAATTCTTTTGTAAATATATATAAATGCAATCCATTACTTTTTGATTTAATTGGTATAAGTGGTAAATTATTTTTTTGAATAGTATCTAAATAAAATTGTATATCTAAATCTTTGTATATTTTTGGATCAATATCTATTGCACCAAATCTTGCATAACCATTGTCATCACAAGGTTGAATACCTATAGATTTTCTCCCGTGTAAATGAAGTCTATAATCTTCTTCAGTGATTGGTTTACCTGACCATCCATAATCACCTGAATGAAATTTTATTTTTCCTGTATTAGGATCTTTGTAACCATTATTAATATTACAAAAACCGTAATTACGTTTTAATCCTGTAAAATACTTTATAAAGTCCGTCATATCTATTTCCTAAGTTAGAGAGGCAGTTCCAGTCTCCCGTTACTGCCTCTTCTTGCAAGTTATTCACTCAGTGAATTATACAATATCCGCAGTTTGAGGTTTATTGCTTTTCTCATACTCAGGTTTAGCTTGACCTTTAGACACAGATTTTTGAAACTCTTGTGCCATTAAGTATAAGTCAGCATCCTCTTTCTTAGAAACATCTAAAGCTCTCGCCATAGATGGTTTGTAGACATGCCAGCTTTTACTTCCTGCAGTTTTACCAACAGTTTTTAAATTATAAACCGCTGCATATGCTGCTGGATTGTAAACACCTTTGTCATCCTTAAATCTAAGATTTTTAATCAACTGATTTAATTCTCTCGCAGGTGTTAAGTTAGATGATCTCATAGTAATTACTGCAGGTCTAGGTTCATCACCTAAAACAACTACATAAAAGTATGCAGTTTTTTCTACATAATTACCATTTGATAATCTGTACTTACCATTTCTTTCTTCAACAGCATCTTCAGGAATATTAAGATGTGTTGTGACAGGAGGAGCTGCTGTGTCTCCCATTTCCTGCCATTCAGGAAATCTTGTTTGCACGTGTGCAACAAGAATATTTACACCTTCTTGACCATCAGTAAGTGTACCAAGACCTTTAGCATATATCATACCAGGTTTAGAACCTTCGACATACTTAGAGTCATTAGCATTACATTCAGGTGATAGTTGATGTAAGATTTTTAAAATCGGAGTCGACATATCGTCCGATTTGATTTCTTCGCTACCTCTACCAGAATCACTTCTTAGGTTGATAGTAGCCAGTGAACCAGCACTGTTCTTTTTTTCTACAGCTGTATTTGCCATATATATCTCCTTATTATTTATTATTTATTTTTTATTTTTAAAATGCGTTTGATTTCCATCAAACGTACTAAATAGTTCTTCTGGAACTTCATGACCCTTGTCATTCCATTCTTTCATAACTACTTTGAGTGTCGATGGGTGAACTTTCTCCTCTTGGATAGGTTCATACCCATTCGACCTCGCAAGGCTAGCGTATTCCACCGCCTTGTTATCTTCGTTCTGACCAAATGATACTGTAATATTATTTTTTACAATATCACCTAAGCCATTCTCTCGAAGCCAGTGTATCGCCTCTGCTTTTTTATCAGCTCTAATTGAGGCACTATAAATTTTTTTAACAGACAACTCTGAACCATCTTTAAGTTTTAAACTAGATAAGTTCATGTCTTCCATTAGTTTTGGAATTACAACACAACTAAAATATTTTTCGTCTTCTTTTAAATCTTTTATTCGTGATTCCAAATTTTCAATTTGTTTTTTTACTGATTGTAACTTTTCAACTTCAGTTGAAAGTTTGTCCGGATCAATACTGGTAGATTGATCTGGTGCATCTTTACGTAGATCTATTAACATAATCGTTCTCCTATATTTTTAATTATAACTTTCATGCATGGCATTATAGTTATTAATTTTCTAATGTCAAGAACTATTTTTGATGAATATTTATTTCTATTGGATAATAAGTTTTTTCTTGTCGATCCCATTTCAACAATTTAAATTTTCCATTTGTCATTTCTGATGCAATTGCACAAGTAACACCAATAATTGCAGGATCACCATTTAATAATAAGTAATCGTGTTCTGTAAAATTTTTTAATTTTTGTCTTATAGAAAAAATAAATGGTCCAGGTGAAAACATTATTTGTTCTAACGCTCTAAACATAATCTCAATATTGCCATATTTTTTTGCACCTATAATATTATATTTAGGTCTACCTGATTCTCTATCTATGGGAATATCTTGTAATAAATAAACCTTGGATTGTACATCTCCGTACACAAGTTTATCTCCACTTTTTGTAATTTTATTCATTGACTTCTTCCTTTTTTTATATTACTATAACAAATAGAAAGAAAAGTAAATAGAACATTATGAATTATAAATTTAAGACAAAGCCATACGAACATCAATTAGATGCATTAGAAGCATCTTGGGATAAAGAAAATTTTGCCTATTTCATGGAAATGGGTACAGGTAAATCAAAGGTATTATTAGATAATGCCGCAATGCTTTATGATAAAGGCCAGATAAATGGCCTCCTTCTTATTGCACCTAAAGGTGTTTATAAGAACTGGTATGATCAGGAGGTTCCTACTCACCTTCCTGATCATATCTATAAAAAAATGGTGTTATGGAAAACATCAGATAAATCTTCTAAACAGAAAAAAATATTAAATACATTATTCCAAACTGGAACTGATTTACATATTTTAATTATGAATGTTGAAGCTTTTAGTTCTGGTAATGGTACAGAGTTTGCACAAAAATTTTTATCTTGTCACAAAGCAATGATTGCAATTGATGAATCTACTACTATTAAAACACCTACTTCTAATAGAACAAAAAATATTTTTGATCTTAGACCACTTGCTAAATACAGAAGAATACTAACAGGTTCTCCTGTAACTAAATCACCGCTAGATTTATTTAGTCAATGTGCATTTCTTGATCCTTGGCTCCTGGGCCATGATTCTTATTGGACATTCAAAGCAAGATATGCAGTAACTAAAAAGATTGAAGTACAAGGTCGAAGAGTGGAAATAGTTGTGGGATATAGAAACCTTGGTGAATTGTCTGATAAAATAAAACCATTTTCAAAAAGAATATTAAAAGAAGATTGTTTAGATCTTCCAGAAAAAACTTATGTCAAACATTATGTTGAGCTAACAAAAGAACAACAAAAAGTATATAAACAAATGAAACAAGAAGCAATTGCTTTTTTAGAAGGTAAAATGCAATCTTCTGCAACAGTTATGACTCAATTAATGAGACTTCATCAAATAACTTGTGGACATTTTACAGCTGATGATGGAACTATAAAAGATCTACCTTGTCAAAGATTAACTGAACTAATGAGTATATTAGAAAACGTTGAAGGTAAAACTATTATATGGTCCCACTATACTCATGATGTAAGAAGAATTATTGCAGAAATTAAAAAAGTATATGGTGAAGAATCTGTTGTAGATTATTATGGTGCAACAGACACTGATGAAAGATCAAAAAATATTAAAAGATTTCAAAATGATGATAAGTGTAGATTTTTTGTTGGCACTACACATACTGGCGGTTATGGTATTACATTAACTGCAGGTAGTAATATGATTTATTTTTCTAATGGTTATGATTTAGAAAAACGTCAACAGTCTGAAGCCAGAATAGATCGTATAGGTCAAACAAGAAAAATGACTTATATTGATATAATGACTTCAGATACTATTGACGAAAGAATTGTTAAAGCTCTCCGTAACAAAGTCGACATCGCAAATACAATTATGGATGAAGACTTTAGAGAATGGATTTAAACAATCTTTATTTGTTTTGGTTTTTTAGCTTCGGGTGGATTATACTCAAGTTTAATTTTAAGCATACCATCTTCTAATTTACCACCATTACATTCAACATAATCAGCTAATTGAAATTGTCTTCTAAAAGATCTTTTAGCAATACCTTGATGTACAAAGTCTGCTTTCTCTTCTTTTGAAGAACCTTCAATAGATAATACACCATCTTCAACTTTAACTTCTACTTCATCTTTTTTGTAGCCAGCTAAAGCAAGTTCAATAGTATATTTACCTTCACTTTCTTTTCTTATGTTATAGTGTGGAAAACCAGAATTGACTGTAGATAGATAATTGAATCTATCAAAAACATCGTCAAAACCGATTGCGTTATTTAGGAATGTACTTAGATTTGTCATGATAACCTCCATGTTAGACAGTTAATTTATAGGCCCTCCTAAAGCGACCTGCTGTAAATATAATAATTATTAGAATTAATTCAAGAATAAATTAAATAATCCTGTAAGAGTCAGGATTGTAGTAAATGCGCCACCGATAATCCAGTATAATAGTCTATCAGTTTTCTTTTCAATATCTTCAACTTTGTTGTTAAGTTTTTCTATGTCTTTGTGTAAATGTCCCACGTCTTTTTTTAATCCCTCTACATGTCCATATAGTGCCATTAAATGTTCTCCCGTATCTTCTGGTGTTTTCCCGTTTGGCATTAGAATGAAACCCCCGCTTCATTAAGAACCCTGTAGCCTGATGCTACCAAACCACCCAAATAATTCATTATGCTAATCCTCTTGATCTAAGTTTAATCATTTTTTCTTCTTCAGATAATAAAGCATTTTCTGCTACAGTCAAACCTTGATTCATGGCCCCTGATGCCGGGAGCTGTGTAGTTTGTATC